GGTTCCATGGAATGATGGACCTTTATGATAACTCTGATCTTAAGGGACTCATCTTTAGAAAGATGAAACCCATCTGGTCAAAATACTTTAAGCAGATCTATCCTCTACTTAGCATGGATAACCGTGAGCTTACTAAACACGATATCATGGAGATCAAGAGATATAAACAACTTTCAAGCGAGGAGGCACACCACCAAAAGAGTGCTGACGACATGCTTAGAGAGTTAGGATTGTTATAAATCGTCTGCTACCCTAGGCGATTTACGGTCGGCTCGAGCGAAAGTTCGAGCCTTCTTTTTTTAGATAAATAAAAAAAACTTTACTGTGAAAAAGTTTATTGCTGATTTTACTAGTTGGGCGCAAGTGTTTGAAAGTCGATCACAAGAGGAAGTGACTCAAAGGATCGAAGACATAAAGCAGCTTGTTGATCTTGGCATGGTTAAACCAGACGAACTTACCGCTTTTCTTAAAAAGGAGGGTGTGTCGGCCATGATCGAACACATGCCAGAGATCAAGAGGATCACCGATTCTCTAGAATACAGGGAGATATTGGAAAGGGGCCTGGTTCTGGTCTCTTCACCTACTCAGCTTCTCAATGGCACAATAGTTTTTGGATATCCTGGATACCGCCTTCGTGATCAGTTTGCAATAGGGCTTTTTCCCGGAACAAAGACCATAAAAAGGATGACTCCAAAGGGAATACCGATGGGGGTCGAGGGTAGAAGTCCATATGGAATAGGCTCACTGGACTTTAGGATCAAGCAACTAGAAAACGTCCCAGATGATCAGTTTTATCGAGTTGCTATGCGATGGATACTCGATCATATTGATTTTGAGCAGATTGATCGAAGATCAGGCACGCCATTCTTTCCAGTAAAGAACAGGACGCGTGCCGGTTATTTTGAAAGATCTTAAGTAGATTAGTTTAACACTCCATCTCGAATAATGGTCGATCTTCTTGTCTTTACCTGCATGGTCTTAATTGCCTTTAGGTAGACTAGTCGAGCCCACTCAGGAGTTCTTTCATACCTTCTTGAAATGGTAGAAAACGCTTCCGGCACAGATCCATCTATTCCCATTCTTCTTATTACCACATCCCTTTGCACAGGGGTCAGTTTAGATAGAGCAAAACCTACCATCTCCTTGGTATCAGAATCATCCGTCAGTTCAGTAGTAGAAACTTCGCTACTTAACCAGTCAAGCGGGCCGAGCATCTCATCCGGTTTTTCAGACTCCAGCGGAATGCCTCTAATCGAGTCGGCCGATACTACCTTTATGATGTGATCTAGGGTAAAATCTTTTCCCATGAGGGCAGTTTGTTCAAAGATTTCTTCTGGGGTCCCAGGTCTACCTTTTTCCTGCAGAATAACTTCGTCTGCTTTACGAATGGTGCTAGCATCATTTAGAATGTTCTGAGGAACCCGAACGGTTCGGTTGCTAGAATTTAAGTAGAGTAGGATCTCTTTTCTAATGTGCCACACCGCAAACGAGATGAACTTAAATCCTCGAGTTGGATCAAATAGTCGAGCGGCATCGCAAAGACCAATGTTTCCCTGGCATATAAGATCCTCAAGAAGACCGCTTGATCCCGAGTACTGTTTTGCAACAGAGACCACAAATCTTAAGTTTGCAGAAATTAGCCTTTGGATCGCCTCCTCATCGCCTTCTCGTGCAAGCATTCCAACTCTAAACTCTTCTTCTGCACTAAGCATTTCCTTTCGCTCGACTTCCGTAAAGTATCTTGCGATATTCTCTGTTCGGAGAGTCAGCTTGTCTGATGAAATTTTTAACTGTCTCACAATTTTAAATTAAGTGTCCGATTCATTTAAGGACGGTTATTAAAATAATTCGTTTAACTAAAGAACTAAAAAAATCTTAATAGTTTAAATAAATTAAAAAAAAATATGAATTTTACTGATGCTCAAAGGCTAGATTTTTTAGAAAAATGGGAAACTAGCTCATACCAACACACGTGGTTTACTCTATTGACTCAACATGTCAAAAAGGATGATTTTCCGACCCTAAGAAAGTTTTGTGACTATGCAATGGATTTTGAAATGATGATAGACGATAATGGCTTTGACATTCTTGCGTGGCATAGTTTGATTCCAAGCTTGCAAGAAAGAGTCATATCTATCTGGAAGAATGAGGCCCGGTCGCTCAGTGATGAAGAAAAACTTTCGATTGAGGAAGAATTTAACCGATATTGGGAAAACATACATCAAACTGGTGCAATTGATCAAGATAAATAATAAAAAATAATAAGCCCATCTTATGAGCCATATAATTCAAGACTTTGGAAATTGGAAAAGAGTAAACGAAGACGACCTTCCAGGAAGAGAAAGAGAACGTGGAGGAGGCGCAAAAGTAGTAGCCATACCGATCGATGTAAACACATTAAAATTAAAATTAGTCAGAGAATCTGATGTAATCAATGCAGAAGGGAAACTTACTATTCGTGGTTTTGATGCGATCTTAAACTGGATAAAGAGTCAGGGTGAAATAATCAGGTACTACAATAAGTTAAATGACTTGACTGCAAATATCGTTGTGTATTCGGTAAGCAAGGACAATGAAAGGAAACAGATCCTTCTATTTAAAATTTATAGCAAAAATGATTTTAAACCGACTGATCCAACTCAGTCCGGAATCAATTCGCAAGTTCGGTTCGTTAGGGAAGATGAATTACAAAAAGCCATCTCAGGAACAGTATTAAATGTCGCAAATCTTTCAGACCTAACTGACCAGGATAAACAAAATCAAGGTAAGAGTAAGGCTGCTGGCTTCAAGTTTCCTTTTCCTAGCGCCTCAATTCTAAACTCGATCGATCAAAAGGTGATCGATTTTATAATAATAGCATACTATAAGATCAAAAAAGATCCTAGAGTAGCAGCAGATCCAATCATGAATAAGGTAAGAGCTGAGGCAAAGGCTGGAAAGCTAGGAATTGCTTCTCAACTGTTTATACAAGCTCTAAATGCTGGGTTTAACATCCAAGATGACAAGTTTAGAGATGAGTTTGAAGTAGACATCACTCAAACTCTGTATGACAAGATCAACTATATCCCAGAATCACGCGAAGTTTATCTAGGTCTTTCAGGAAGCATGATCGTTGAAGCAGAATCACCTGAGATTCCAGGATTTGACACTGATGCTTTTTTAGCAGTGGCTAAGCAATTAATGCCGGATACTGGCGACATTAAGGTTCCAGAAGGAGGGTTTACTGAAGGAATGCAAGCCAACCCTGAACTTGCAAAATTCCAATCATTGCTTTACAGATACTTGAAAAAACCATTTGCTGGATTAGCTGATTATGCTAACTTTGCAGCAAAAAAGGGAGATGGCGCTGGTGGAAAACCCGTTGGAAATTATGGAAAGACGACAAGCGCTCTAGTCCTTTTGGTAAAACAATCATTAGATAATCCCGTCTGGTCCGCAGATAGAAACGGTAAATCGATATCTGCAGAGTTTGTTAAACGAATCCAGGATGAGATTGCCGCCAAAAAACTTACTGAATCAATAAGTCAAGGCCAGAAAAAAGGAGAATCTCTTAACTCTTCTAGAACCTATTTAGGTCTTGACGGCACAACACTAATTAATGAAGATCTCAATCCGCCATCCACTGCAACGAAAGTAGTTGTAAATAAACCCAAACCTAAAGTCTCATCGTCATCTAACTCAAGTTCAAATAACACATCGTCCGGCGGATCATTGCAGCTTCCCGGAGATCCCGATCCTAGTTGGAGATATAAGGTAGTCAACGGACAATGGAATTGGATAGATAGTGCCGATAAAAATGATTATTGGGGACCTTTGAAGAACCCAAAATATGTTAAACAGCTGATTCACACATTTGAAAAAGGCGATTATGTGAATGTTAAAAAAGGCTCGGATGGGAAGTGGACATGGGTTGATAAAAATAGATATAACTTTGTAGGAGGAGTTTGGAAAGTCTGGATGAACAATGCATGGTATAAGATGCCAGATCCTTCAAATCTTATAAAACTATATGGTGCTGATCCGACGACGAGCATGGCTCTTCCAGGAACTGCTGGAGCGACTACGTCTACTCCTACTGGTGCAACTACTACTGAGATCGATTCTGCATTGAAGGAAATTGCTAGCAGTATTAAAACATTTGTTGAAGGACCGAATTTCAGTGCATATAAAGGAGATTTTGATGACGATGAAGAGGAGGCATGGGATGATGTATTATACCCAAAATGGACGGGTACTTGGAAACCTAAGCTTGATGCTCTTAGAAAAAAGGTTAATAGTAGTACAAAAATAGGAAAGGCTGATAAAGATAGGTATGCTAAGAGTTTTACAGCTATTACAAATATGTTTACAGAAGAAGTTGGAAACACAATATTAGGGCTTTATAGCTTTTATGCAAAATTTATGCGAGCAAGCACATATGATATTTATACATTAAAATTATTTCTTTCTGGATCAACGGTTATTCCTTATGAAATTGATTGTGACATCTAATGAAGCATAAAGCTAAGACATATCTTCAATTCATCAATGAAGCTTACGTGGATGATTCCGGTGAGCTTCAGGATTTTAATCCTCCTGGTGAAGATGATTATGAGTATCAGCTATTGGATCACGCACAGCGCATCCAGGAATATCTAGAAGAGTCTGGAGCAGAAGAAGTACAACTTTCTTTATTTGGAGGAGTTATCAAGTTTAAGTTTGAATACTCAGGTTCGAACTACACTCTCATGCTTGACTTAGATGAAAATAGCGCATCTCTCATGTTTGGACGAATCCCAGTATATGAGGATTCAGCAGACGCCTTTTTTGATTTACTTGCAGCGAAAGGCTTAGAATTTTTAAACTACTAATGAATCTACTAGATTTTAAATACTGGCAAAAGTTAAATGAGGAGGCTCGATCGTATTATACTTTTGAGATTCCTAAACGTGAACTTACTGAGCTTGATGAGGCTTACTTAGATAGTTTAAATGAAGTTATCGCAGGCATTCCAAAATCAATGTATGATTTAAAAGTTAACTTGCCTAGTGTAATAATTACTTTTCATGACAGCAAAGATGAAGTAGTCTCTTCAATTTATGGAGAGGCACAGAGTTTTGCAATGGCTTTTTCTACTCCAGGAACTTCTACCTATTTTTCAGGAAACTTTAAAGTAATTAGAGACTCTGACATAATCAGTAGGGGTTTTTCTCGATCCAATCTTTCTCCAAAAATAACTCATCTTAATAATTCATGCAAAATACGAATCTCAATCGCGCCTGAAGAATTAGAAAAAGTTCTCAGTGAGGCAGCAAATAGAATCATCCTACGTTCTGAAAGATTGAATGTTGAAAAAATAGATTCTTCTGATATAATTGAGCTAATGTATTCCGATGGCACTAACTTGCAGAATCTGTCCATCAATTTACGAGATAAGTTAAATAATCAACTTCGTCACGAAGCGTTAGTTAAGACGTTAAAGAGATTTATCACATCAGAGGTTTCACCAAACATTGAAGATACACGAACGAATATTGAGAGTAGGCGAAAGAATCTTGAATCAACGAGTATTGAAGACGTCATATCCTTTCAAAGGGAACTTCTCGATAAATCAGATCGAGGAAACATTGAGACTGATCTAACGACTGCTGCAATGATAGATAACTTTAGAGTTCTTTTAAAGGAATTTGGATCACCTAAAGAGATAAAGGCCGCACTTGATCAGGCTACCGAATAAAAAGATTTACTATCTTTCTTAGGAAAGAGGGACTGATCTCAGACTTAATTTTTAAACACATTTTTTCATTATACGTATCCCCATCAGTCGATACGATATATGGTGTTATGACTTTTACCCCGTGCTTAAGATCATACGTTACTTTTTCAAAGGAACTAGCAACCTTACCTTTAACCACACCCGATTTGCCATAGAATATGAAGCGTTCTCCCTTTTCCATAGGTGTGAGATATTTTAAAAAAAGGGAGAAGTTCTCCCTTGTTATTTATTTAGTAATCCGTGATAAGTTTTAAACTTCGCTAATCTATCAGCAAGACCATTGGTTCCGCCATTGACTCTTTTTGAAACTTTTGTAACTACTTCATCAGTTGCTCCCTGGTCACAGATTGCCCATAACTTATTTCGGTTAAAGAAAAAAGCGGCCGACGCTAATGGATACTTTGTCGCGACTAGATCGGGTTGAGCAACACAGTCCTCTCCAATAAACTGGGAAAATACTCCATAGTTTGCTCGCCCAGTCAATTGAATATATCCCCTACCTTTAAAGCGAACCCCGTCTCCAGGTTGAGTGTTTCCCAAATCCTTACGACCTTCGTATGCTTTACCGGAAGCGATCTCTAGCTTGTATTTCCAAGCACCTGATTCATGAGCACACTGTGCAAGAAAATGAGCAAGCCTCAAGTTATTGGTGATTCCAAACTGCTCGGCAATCTTTGAGAGCTCATCGATGACTCCTTGTGGAACATGGCCTTTGATCTTCTCTAAAGAGAGACCTGCGACTTGAGTAACGGCATCAGTGATCTGATCGTTTATTCCGAACATCTTGCTCCACGTAGCATCACCAACGATCCCGTCAGCAGACAATCCGTTTTGAGCCTGCCATTCTTTAACTTTAGTTTCAGTGACCGGACCAAACGATCCGTCTTGTGATAGGCCAAGTTTAGCCTGTAGTTTTTTTACGTCCTCTCCAGACGATCCTTTCTTAAGTAGCATAAGTAATTAAGTTATTTTAAATGGTTTCATCAGATGATCCAGAAGAGGCCTGATTCTTTTCTTTCTGTATCTGACTAATGATGTATCCAGAAACTGCAAATTCTATTCCTGCCCATAACGCAAGGTCTGACGAAGTCATGCCATCGTGTTTTTCCAATAGGAAGAATATCATGCCCCATTGAGCAACAATAAATGCCATCCCAGATTCGATTCTCTTTTTAGAAAAATAAGATTTCTTCGATGAGTACATGTTTCCGATTTCTCGAATAACCCACTTGATGTTTTCCCATCCAAAAAACCAAGTTTTTCCAGTTGTTTGTTTTTTCTCAGCCATTTTTAATTATTATTTTTATTTGGTTTCTCACTAGCGTACTTGACTCCCATGATGGTACCTATTATTGAGAATGCGTTAGTTAATAGTATACCGAACATGTTACTCCAAGTAGAACCAATGATTTGAGTGTCCTTTCCCGCAAACAGCGCGACCGTATACAGCACAGTAGTCACTAACCCAACACCGATAATGACATACAATGCGACCTTGACGATAGTGCCGATCAGCTCAAACTGTGTCTTTTTCTGTAAAATATCAAGGTCAGTTTCCGCAATGTCTTTTGCACGCTCAGCCTTTTCTAAAGCGACTCTTAGTTCTTCTCCGATCTTTTCATTTTTTTCTTTCCATTGAATAAGTTCAGCGTTTTGGCACTCAATTTGAGATTTCGATTCCTCCATCTCAGATAGAGTCTCCCTCAGCTCTTCCATCAGCCGTTCGTTTTCATTTTTTTGTTCGATCAGCTCATAATTCTGGCCCTGTATCTGCTTTGTGATTTCAAGTCGTCTCTTTCTATTTTCTCGATCTTTTTCAAGAGCCTCAGCCAAGTATTGAGTAAAATCTTCATCATCTGATTCAATCAGCTTGATGATGTTTCCCTCCAAGTAGATGTTTCTCTTCTTTAGAGCAATGATCGAATCAATATCTTCCCTGCAGAATTTCATTATTTGTATATTTTAAATGACGCTGTTCTGTTTCGATAAGAAGGGTAGTCGTTTTTAAATTCCTCCAATCTAGGTTCGATCTCATCAGACTTAATGATCCAAAATTGTGCACCGGCCTGAATCGCCTTTGCCTGTTCTTCAGGTTCGTTTGAGGAAGAGATGATCCCGATCACCACATGATTACCGTATTCAAAATTGATCTTACGAATAAGTTCTATTCCATCGTACGACGAGCCTACGATATTTAGATCAACAAACACACACTCAGGGCGACCTGCTGGATTTTTATGCCATCTTTCAAACATTCGAGCTGCCTCATCTGAACTGTCAATGCTCTCTAAAGATAAGGAAATGTCAAGTAGACTACACGCATCTTCAAACACGAGGTGGAATAAGCTTTCGTCATCCACTAATAAGATTGAATCAATCATTTTTAATATTTATTTTTAACCGTGTGCCGCCCTCTGCTCTTTTAGTACATGTGACGCTAAAATCATGTTCTTCTAATATAGCAACACATATATTTAAACCTAAACCGGTTCCACTTTCCCTCTGTCCGTCCTTTCTAGCGTAAGGTTGAGATAATACTTTAAACTCTTCTGCGCTCATTCCGCGACCGTTATCATCGACGATTATTGAGTCTTCTTCCCTCCAGATCTTTACCCATTTGGTCTGACTATCGTTATATTTTAATCCATTTCTAATTAAGTTATCCAGTGCAGTACAAAAGAGTGCCTCATTTACTTGCTTTCTTCCTAGATCTGAGATAAAGACTTGAGAGCGATAGGCAGTAGAAGACAAATAGTCCTCTAAAATCAGTTTAAGATCGCTATCAACCCTATTTAAAAAGGCTTCTTTCTTTACTAGGTTCGTAAATTCATAGACTCCCTTATATACTTTTTGAGTGTGTAGAAGACCCTCCTTAATCATTTTAATCGGAGCCTCAATCTTAAGTTCCCTTATCTGTTCATCACTTAGTCGTCGATCGAGGGAATTTAGTCCACGTGGCATATACGTATTGATTCCGCTGTGCATGTCATGACGTAAGATTTTAGCTGCGTGTTCAAGATAAGTATTTTTCTTTTCTATTTCTTTACTTGCTTTTATGATATCCGTAACGTCCTGTCGAATTGACATAAATCCTTCGAGTTTACCGGAATGATCAAACTGCGCCTTAATGTAAGTGTCAACATAGTATATCGAACCGTCCTTTGCTCGGTTTGTGACAACGTCATTCCATATTTTTCCAGCAAGAACCTCAGAGTACATTTTTCCCCAATATCCAACGGGTTGCTCATCTGAATTTACGATAGAGTGATCTTTTCCTAGTGCTTCCTCCAAGCTCCAACCTGAAACCTTTGTGAATTTATCATTTACGTATGTGATCTTTCCCTTACTATCTGTGATTGAAACTAGAGTTGCTTTATCTATAAATAACCTAAATTCAGTTAGCGCGTGCTGGCCTACTTCTTTTCGAGTATCCATGAAAATTTTTGCGATAAAATACCCAGGCAAGCAAAAAATAATAAAACATGCATATTCGATAAATCCCACGGTTTTTGAATATTCAATTATCTCTAGCGTAACAAAAGTTTTTAATGTGAAAAAAGTGGCGAGCGTCGAGACTGCAATGATACTAGATATCTTAAAATTTGAAAGTTTTTCTACAGCCCATGCTGTAAGTTTACGAAAAGGCGCCAACCCAATAAGATGTTTTTATTATTTATCTTCTTGGAATATTTTAAAAGGTAGAGAGTCGACTAACTAAATTTTATGGTATTTTACCGGTTGTGGATCACTTTATCTTAATTTATGGCTCATTTGTGGGCTAAAGTGATCCACATTGACTGAAAAAATGAGCCATATTTTAGTAGTCAGGACAGGATTCGAACCTGTAACCTTTCAACTGTTGACCAGTTGAACGCTCTACCGTTGAGCTACGCTGACTAAAATGGTGGAGATTTGAGGTCCAACTTAGAGTCACCCCTATGTCTCGTTTCTGCGTATTCGGTACTCCACCGTCGTAAGTATCTCTTACTTACACCACCATTCATGGACTTCCCGAAATCCCAATGGTTGTTACTGTACTATCGGAAGTCAAGTAACCGCTGTTGTCCCACAAGGGTTCGAACCTCGACTCTTCTGGACCAAAACCAGACGTGTTGCCAATTACACCATAGGACAATTTGGACTTCAAAAACCCATCTCAGTTGAGGTAAGGAAACTCCATCCGTGTTTTTTGCGTAGTCAGGACAGGACTCGAACCTGCAATCTTGCCGACATACTGTCAGTACGCGTTACCAATTAGCCACCTGACTATATAAAAAACTAACCTACCGATCGCAACCTATATACGCTTGAGTTACTTTCCCATTTCCCATAGTGAAACATTCGTATCTATTTTCACTCCTTATTGCCTACTTTCTTTTTCGGCTCCTTGGTTAGTTTAGTAGTCAGGACAGGATTCGAACCTGCTTTGTCCCCATCTTTAACAGATGGATTCTCGTAACCATTACCCTATTAAGACACCTGACTATAAAAACACGCTCCTAAGCATTCTACTCCCAGCTCCGAGGAATTGTATATAACTTAGCCCGTTACTCACCGCTGTGCGGGTACTTAGGTTTACGTGTTTGTGCTGTCTTTCCAGCTGTCCGAGGGTTGAAGTAAGTCACTCCCACAATAGCATTTTTTTGTAGTCAGGACAGGATTCGAACCTGTAAACGTAGCTTTGAGCATCCTATTCTACTTAGTTAAGAGTCTTTCCAAGATGCCATCTAATAGTGGATTTGAACACACAACTCTTAACAGCGTCTACCATTTCGCCACCTGACTATGTACGGGCTTTTTTTCAATCTCTCTTAGGCTAGCCCGATACCGCCCTAAGTTCATCTGGGAGCTACCCAGCCTCGTACCTTCGGAGAGATTCGAACTCTCACTGAATAGATCCTAAGTCTATCGACTCTGCCAGTTGGTCTACGAAGGCTTTTATTATAAATACTAAAAATTTTTAAAAATTAAAACCTTTTTATTTTTTTTTCTTAGTTCGGCTAAAAAATAGAATGGGGATCAGTTGATGAAGGTATTCTAACATACGGTCGATCATTTTTTTCTTTTTTATTGGAACTTTTATTTGTTTTAATTCTTTTTGTAGAATGAGTAGGACTCTATATTCGATCGCTAGTTTTTTCTCAAATTCAATGTCAGAGTGGTCATAGTTACGATAAATTTTTATCATGTGTAACTTCTTAAGTAGGTTTTTTTGAGATTCAATTGCTTCATTTAGGGTAGGGTATATGGAACGAACAAGTTCTGTTTTTTTCTTTATTTCAATTTCCATTTCAGGTACCGCAATATAATGTTTACTTAAAATCAACTGCGTATACTTTTATAGTATGTTCCTCTTTTTCACCAGTAGAATCCTCTGTGACATAAGTAAAGCTGCCTTGATAGTCATCTGGGTACTTACAATCATATGGAGTCCAAACTGATTTATTTTCTCCGATCCACTCATCTACTATTTCTCTAAGAGTATCAAATTTTTTGGAGGAAGCTATCGGAATCCCATATTCCTTGTGCAGAGCGACATACATAAAATCCATATCAGTTCATCTATTTTGTTGGGTTAAACTCAGAGTTAGCTAAGTATGAACCCATCAGTTTATTATCTTCCTCTAGTTTTAAAACATACTTCTTTAGATCAGTGATCTCCTGCTTTAGTATATCAAGACTATCAGTAGAAACACTGATGTGATGATTTTTGCAATTTCCCTTGTGAGTTAAAACGGTTCCATATCCCCAATCTCCAAGAAAATATTGACAACTATCAATTTCAATTATTTCTAATGGGTTTGCACCATCAAAAACGTGATATCCTGTTTTTCTTTTTTGTACGGTTGACTCACTACATCCAAATAAGAGAATAGAAGTCGATATTAAAAATAGCTTTTTCATTTTATTTTTCTTTATTGAATTTAATTAACATTTTATTTCTTAATTCAAGTGCTCTTCTCCTCTGTGAAAAAGTCGAGCTAGTTTCCATTGAACCTAGCGCAGAGACAAAAACTTCAATTTCTTCTTCTGTCGCTATTTCTAGGATGAAGTTGTATTCTTGATCTGTGATGTTATACAGCATCTTGATTAAGTTATCGAATAGGTCGTATAGTCCGCCTCCATGGACTATGCTGGATTCTACTTCAGGTCTAAGTATTTTCATTTTAATTTAATAGTGGTGCTTTTATTGCTGCATGTGATTGATATCCCTCAATTTGGAAATCTTCAGGCAACATTGAATTGATTAATACATCGATATCGTGATGCTTAACATCATTCTCGGTAGCCCAAAATTCATCATTTACATGAAGCTTTGGTAACTGATATGGTTCTCTTGTTATTTGTTCTCGAGCTTGAGGCATATGGTCTTCATACAAGTGAGTATCTCCCAAGTTACCAATCAATTCATCTGGTACCATGTTTGTCATTTTGGCAAGTATTTCTAGAAGCAATCCATATGATGCTATATTGAAAGGTAAGCCTAAGAATGTATCTACTGAACGCTGATTCCACATTAAAGAGATTGCTCTAGTTGGTATTTTTGCATCATCCATATCCGTTTCAAAAACTCCATGAGCCCATTTAGGATTATTCCAATCATTAAATGCTTCCTCTAATCCTTGTTTATATTCGGCATCAGTACATTGATCAATCCATATTTTTAATCTATCTTTAGTTGTCAACTCTCTTGTATAAATTTGAAATCCATAATGGCAGGGTGGAAGTATCATTTTGTCTAATTCTCCAGGATTCCATGCAGTAACCATTAGTCTTCTAGAATCTGGGTTTGTTTTAAGGTCGTCGATTAGGTTTTGGATCTGATCACAAATTGGGATTTTTTTAAACTCAACTACTGCACCGTATTGCCAGCCAGAAGGTTCTTTATCAAATCCTCCCCATAATCTCCATTGCTTACCATAAACGGGACCTAAATCACCCCACTTTTCGGCAAATTTAAAATCTGTTTTGATTTTGTTGATAAATTCTTCTTGAGTATACAACTGAGGGTGATTTCCATTTTCTCCCTCAACTACTTTACACCATTTTCCTGAACTACTCAATGAGACTTTATTAGTATAGTTCTTATAAGCATCACCATCCCATATATGACAATTATTATCAACCAGGAATTTAATATTTGTATCACCACGAAGGAACCATAGTAATTCTGTTACGATACCTTTCCAATACATTTTTTTAGTTGTAAGTAATGGAAAACCATCTTTCATTTTATGTCGTATCTGTTTACCAAATACAGAACGCGTCCTTCCGTTTCTAGTATCCTTATCGATGCCGTCCTTGATAATGTCAAATAAGAGCCCTTGGTACTTTCGGTCTAATATATCTTCCATCATATTATTTTTTAAACATTTTTTCTAATTCCTGTTGTGATTCTTGAGAATAATCTTTATTTAAAAACCTAGGATAAGCACAGTTTTCTGGCCAACAGTCGCAGATAAGACATTCCCCATTATGATCGAACTTACAGGGGGATTCTAATCTTTCGATTTTTTTGTTAGAATCAATCGAGTCACTAATTTGAATAACTGTGTATTCTGGAAATAGTTGGTCTAGTCCTACTCCCAAACAAATTTTAAGTGTTTTCATACTATTTTTTCTTTTCAAGTGTAAGTATTCCTTTTCTATCTTAAAACCTTTACCCTTTATCTTTTGCCAAAGGTCCCAATTTATGATCGATTTAATCTTCATCTAGTTATTCCGATTTCATTTAATGTCTTTGGGGTGTAGTTTACCTGCTCACATGAAACACAGTGATATCTACGATCCACTCTAGAAAATAGTTTGATTCCAAATAATCGGAACTCGTATTCTACTAGTTTTTCATGAATGTGCCCGTGAATGTTGTGTTTTATTCGATAGTTCATCTCCATTGGATGGACTGGACAGTGAGTCAAGAAAATACCCTTATACTGTATCATTCCGGCAACTGTCTCCACGTGTTTAAGTAATTCCTTGGTGTGATTGGGTTTATCGTGGTTTCCTCCGACTACTATCTTTCGACCGTTTAATCGATCCAGCGTAGGATAAGGTTTGATCGATTCCATGGTGACATCTCCTAGAATGTATGTGACGTCTCTTTTATTTACTACTGAATTCCATTGGTTAACTATGTGTTCGTCCTGATCATCAGCTGATGAAAAACCACGATGTTTAGCCATGTTTTCATGACCTATGTGTAAATCTGCAATAAATCGAACCGTGCTCATTTTCTAACTAATAATATCTTTTTTTCTGGTCTAATTGTTCTCTCGATGGAATAGCCTAAGGACGAATAAGCAGAAAGTAGCCGGTCAGTGGTTTCCGGTCCAGGTATTCCGTTTATCGTTTTATCCTTTAATGATCCTCCCTCAAAGGTAGTTCCAAATCTTTCGTCCCTTTGGATTAGCGGAGCATCGTATTTAAAGACTATTGAGTCGACCAACCCGCCAGTTTTCTCTAATCCAAATCCCTTAAAGTTCCATTCTTTTTCTTTGATGTATAGGTAAAGCTCATTGCCAAGTTGTCCTGAAAAAATGATCTTGTTTGGAATCTTTTCGTTGTCTATCGCAAGATCAGAAACGTGTTCTGAAATGATTGAAAAAAGATCTTGTGCAAACGCTAGATCCTTTTCAATTGGAACTTTGAATTTCACTATTGATATTTTTTTGAAGAATCATCTCCTCAGATATCTTTCGTAAGATTGAATTTACTCGACCTGAATTGCTTCCATCCACCCACATTCTACCTGCATAGCTACAATGAAAGGTCCTCTGGGCATCGTCCATGCAATTTAACTTATAGTCGGATGAAGTCGTGCTCAAAACTCCAAAATGAAATATAAAGGTCTCCCTTTCATGATAGCTTGGGCTTGCATCTGCGAACTTGCACAACACATCATATACTTTTTCAGCAGTCCTAGTCGGCATCCTTTTCATATCATCTTCTCATTAAGATTCCCATGATTTGTGATTCCTGAATGCTGGATACTGAAAACTCAGCGATTGAGTCCTTAAATCGATCCTTACAGATCTCTTCGGCGTCTGTGATTGATTCGGCGTCAACGACGTACTGTTCTTTAATTTTTCTGATTCGGCCAGTGTTATCATCAACTGTCTCAAACTTTACTTTTGCGATGTAATACATAATTTATTGTTTATTAGTTATTGAATTAATTACTTTTTGTAGATCATTAAAATCTTCCAAATACTTTGAACTTGCTCTATTTAGAAGTATCTCCTTTGCCTCGATAAGAAGAGCTAGCGCTTGGGAAATATCATCGGGTTTTTTAGATGCAAAAAACCTATCTAAATATTCTATCGATCGCTGCGGGCCAATTAACGCATCACAGGATTCAAACTGTTCTAGGTATGAGTCCCCTAATTCTGCATGCTTCCTCTTTAGTTCGCTTAGTATCGGTATTCTTTTCTTATTGAATGACATGTTATTATATACTACGAGTTTTTCCATGGTTCCCCTTAAATACTGGAAATCTTAGGGAATGATTGCCATGTTGATCGGTCGTAGTCTCAAAGTATTGAACTGTGATCATTGCACCCATGATCTCGCTAGTGTTACGGTAATAGTGTCTACGCTGTTCGATAGTGAACCCGCTGCCTACTTGGACTTGAGACCCTTCGTGGTCGATCGTGACCGCACTTAGCATCTCTTCCTCGATCTCCTTACCATCGACGATCACTCGTTGAGGTCCCATAATCAGACCAGTGACTACGTATTCATCGTCGAAAAACTCTTTGATTTTTAGCATGTCTTTAGATCGGCCCGATTTGTATGGAGTATCCCTTCTAGCGATAAGTCCTTCCCAGTTAGAATCCTTAGACTTGTTCTTTAAATCTTCAAGCGAAGCCTCGTCCTCTATTCTAACTTGAGGCAACATCTCTAAGATATTTGAATCGTCTAGGTTCAACCACACCTCTCTACACTCGATTCGGGTAGAAAATAGCGGTGATTCACGTTCTCCTGCAAACTCATCGGCTTGCAAGATATCAAAAATCTGATATCTTGGGTTCTCTATAGTATGATCCTTACGCTGGATCTGTTTCAGGATTCCCTGGAAGTCATCTGAGCCATCTTCATTCATGAGACATAGTTCACCATCTAGAACAACATCAGTGATCCCCAGACGTTTGATTTCATCTGCAACCTTTCCGAGAGTCAAAAACTCTTTTCCATTACGCGAAAAGAATTTCACCTCTTCTCCACGAACAAAACAGATACACCTAACACCATCAAGTTTTCGGGAAACAAACCAAGTACCATCAAAAATATCTACACCCTTTACTTTAGCCGCATCATGTGCAAGGGCAACGTCAAATGTTGGAATAAACTTGGGATTAACTCGATTGATTAGAGTAACTGTCGCTCTTGTCTCAAGGTTACGATCAATTATTTGATAAATTAGGTCAGACCATGCTTCATAATCTTTAATAAAACGATTCATTGCTTCAATTGCAGCATGTCCTGTC